ATGGTGAAAAAACAGGATCAACTTGGCTGACTAGTTATTCTACAATTCGTTTTAATAAATATGAAGTTGGAACTATGATGAGAAAGCATTACGATCATATACATGATATATTTGATGGTAAAAGAAAAGGTGTTCCTTTAGTATCTATTGTAGGAAACTTAAATGAAGATTACGAAGGATCAGAATTTCATTGTAGAAATAAAGAGATTAAGTTAAAAACAGGAGATATATTAATGTTTCCTTCTAATTTTATGTATCCTCACGAAGTCACGGAATGCACAAAAGGCACTAGATATTCATTTGTTAGTTGGGCGTTTTAAATATATTATAAATATAAGAAAAGATTTAATATATAGGAATTTGACTAATGGCAACAATACAAAATATCACTATTGACCAAGATTGCGATTATACAGAAACTTTAACAGTAAAAGATTCTACTGGAACTGTTGTAGATTTATCTAACGAAACAATAACTGCTAGTTTGAGAAAGACGCATTTGTCTGCTACAGCATATGATTTTACAACTGCTAAAGTTAGTGCAACTGATGGAACTTGTTCTATCACAATGACGGATGCTGTAACAACAACTCTTACTGAAGGTCGGTATGTGTGGGATTTAACAACAACTGATTCATCTGGTTTAATTACTAGAAGAATTGAAGGAAGAGCAACAGTTACTCCAAGCGTAACTAGATCGTAATATGTCAACTAAAAGATATCTACAAAACGGTAAGTGGCCAGGACTTGAAACAAAGAAACCAAATATACCAAAAGTAAAATTGGCTCAAGTTGAAGGTAACCTAGAGATTGATGTAGATATTGAAAAGAAGATAGCACAATTACAAGAAGCAAGAATAGCAGGTGAAATAGAAAAGCCAAAACAACTATCTATTGATCCTGAAAAACAAATAAGTGAATGGCACCTTGAAAAAGGATTAAAAACTTTTCTTAATAATGTAGAGTTTGAAAAAGAAGATTTAGATAAAAAGATAAAAGAAGAAGACGCTAAAATTTCTGCTTTAGAAGAATTGTTTGGTGGTTTAGCTGATAAACCAAAAACAAAAAAAGAAATAGAAATAGAAAATACTGAAGTAATTTCTGAAACATCTTTTAATGAAATATCGGAAGAAGATAAAAAAGAAAGAGAACACGCTAGGTTAAAAGCATTAGCTGTTTTATTTGAAAAGAATATAGTAAAAGAGAAAAAAGAAAAAGAAGAAGATAGACTAAAAAGATTAGAAGAAGAAAGAAAAGAAAAATTATTAATTGATTCTGGTTTAGAAAAACCAAAAGTTACACTAGATAAAGAAACAATTAAAGAGCACAAGTTAGCAAGAAAAAATGTTGAAGAAAAATATGGACAAGCAGGTGCTTTAGCAGTTGAAGGTTTATTAAAAGCTTCTCATAAAGAAATTGAAGAAGATCCTGAAATAGTTGATAAAGTTTTAAATCATATTTCAGAAATGAAAGTTGCTAATGAGTTAGACAAAGACAAGATGAAGTCTTTGAAATCAATTGACACATTAGAAAAACTAACTAAAGAATTTTTAAACTTTAAAAATTTAACTTCTATTCAACTTTCTACTGTTGGTGGTGGATTAGATCCGAATAAAATATCTGCTGATCTATTACCTACAACATCAGGAACTTATGATTTAGGTTCTTCAGCAAGACCTTGGCGTAAGTTATATCTAACAAGTGGTTCATTAATTGTAGGTTCAAGTGAACTTACTGGTACAGAATTAGGACTATTAGATGGTATAACTGCAGGTACAGTTGCTGCTAGTAAAGCAGTAGTTGTTGACTCTAACAAAGATGTATCAGGATTTAGAAATGTAGTTATTGCTGGGGATTTAACAGTACAAGGTACAACTACTACTGTGGAATCTACAACGGTTAATATACAAAATGCGTTTGTGTTTGAAGGTGCAACAGATGACGCACATGAAACAACATTAACAACGATTGAACCTACTGCTGATAGAACAATTAAGTTGCCAAATGTTTCAGGAACTATACCTGTTTTAGCAGCCGAAAGTTCAACTGCTATTACAGCAACACCTACTGAATTAAATTATTGTGATGGAGTGACTGGCAATATACAAACTGCAATAGACGCTAAAGCAACAAAAGCATTTGCAATTGCACAAGCAGTCGCATTAGGATAAACTAAATAGTATTATAAGGAAGAATTATGGCAATACCAAACACAAGGGCAACATTAAAAGATTACTGTTTAAGAGCATTAGGTAAACCTGTAATTGATGTTAATGTTGACGAGGACCAAGTTGAAGATAGAATAGACGAGGCACTTCAATATTTTGCTCAATATCATACAGATGGTGTTGAGAGAATGTATCTTAAATATAAAATAACAGCAGATGATGTTGTTAGATTGAAAAAAAATATATCTTATAATGTTGATGAAAAAGGAACAGTTGCTTTTAATATAGAATTAGAAGATGGAACAAATACTTTATTAGAAGGTAAAGGTGATTTAATACAACAAGATGGTGCAGCTATTATTACAGAAGATTCAACACTAGTAAGAACAACTTACGAAGAAAATCAAAACTATCTAATAGTTCCAGATCATGTATTAAGTGTAGTAAATATTTTCCCATTATCTGATAGAGCAAACTTAAATATGTTTGATGTTAGATATCAATTAAGATTAAATGACTTGTATGATTTTTCATCTACAAGTATTGTCCATTATGAAATGACAATGAAACATTTAGATTTTCTTGACCATATATTAGTGGGAGAAAAACCAATTAGATTTAACCAATTATCAAATAGATTGTACATTGACCAAGATTGGACAAATGATGTTAATGCTGATGAGTATATAATTATTGAATGTTATAGAAAATTAGATCCAACTCAACATACAAGTATCTTTGATGACATTTATTTAAAAAGATATACTACTGCTTTAATCAAAAGACAATGGGGACAAAATCTTTCAAAATTTTCAGGTACTGCTATGTTAGGTGGAGTAACACTTAACGGTCCTGAATTATTTTCAACTGCATTGGCCGAAGTTCAAAAACTAGAAGAAGAAATAAGATCAAATTACGAAGAACCTGCACATATGCAACAAGGATAAAAACTAAATGCCAACAAATGTTTATTTTGACACTGGCACAACTTCAGAACAACGATTATACGAAGATTTAATTATTGAACAGCTGAAGATATATGGCCAAGATGTTTATTACTTGCCAAGAAAATTGGCAAATAAAGATGATATATTTGGAGAAGATCCAGCTTCATCTTTTGATGACTCATATATTATAGAAATGTATGTTAATAATACTGATGGATTTATGGGTGAACAGGAGATAATTAAGAAATTTGGTTTAGAATTAAGAGATGATATTAAGTTTACTGTTTCTAAATTGAGATGGGAAACTTTAATATCTAACAATAGTGATTTACAAACTACATTAAGACCTAATGAAGGTGATCTAGTTTATTTCCCTACAACAAAAGCATTCTTTGAAATACAATTTGTTGAACACGAGCAACCATTCTATCAACAAAATGCTTTACCTGTTTATCAATTATCTTGTACTAAATGGGAATACGCTTCTGAAAGAATTGATACAGGCATTACTGCTATTGATACTGTTGAAGATGATATATCAACTGATACAATGAATTTCCAATTTACTTTAGAAAATGAAGTAGGATCATTTGTATTAGAAAGTGATATAGGTGAAACTAATTATGTTATTAATGAAAGCTTTACAATGAAAACTCAACAACCTGTGGACACAGGAAAAGCATTTGAAACAAAAGCAGGTACAACAACAACATCTACCGATGATGATATATTGGATTTCAGCGAAAGAAATCCTTTTGGAGAGGCTGACGAATATTAATGGATAGAGATAGACATAGACAACTTACAGATTTTCAACAAAAGAGTTTGAAAGAACAAAAAGAAATGAACATGGTTAGAAATCTTAAAAAAGAAGTAGAAATTGGTGCTAATGGCACAAGAGATTATGTGATTAAACAAGGACCTAATAAAGGTAAAATAGCAGACAAAGGACAATAATGTTTGGAAAACACTTTTACCATAAAGTAATAAGAAATACTGTAATTGCATTCGGTACGATATTTAATAATATAAATATCAGACGATTGGATTCTAGCGGAAATCCTTTGCAATCAGTTAGAGTGCCTCTTTCATATGCACCAAAGGAAAAATTTATAGCAAGATTAGATCAGAATAGTGATTTAAAAGGATCAAATTCAAGTGTGGCGATTACTCTACCTCGTATGTCGTTTGATGTGACTGGCTATTCTTATGATCCTTCTCGTAAATTAAATAAGAATCAAAAAATTGGAGCAACTAAAAATACAAGTGGTGATACAAAAACTTTAAACACACAATATATGCCAGTACCTTATGATGTGAGTTTTGAGTTAAATGTTTTCACTGCTACTTCCGATGATGGTTTACAAATTATTGAACAAATACTTCCATATTTTCAACCTGACTATACAGTAACTATGATTATTGATAGAGATTATATGGATACAAAAAGAGATATTCCTATTATATTAGAAAGTGTTGATTATGAAGATAGTTATACAGGTTCATTAACAGAAAAAAGAAGAATTATATACACATTAAAATTTACAGCAAAAGTATATCTATATGGTCCAATTAGTTCAAATGCTGTAATTAAAACAGTATCAGCAGATACTTATACGAACACAGCAGACCAAAGTCCATCTCGTAGTCAAAGAGTTACGGTTACACCAAATCCAACATCAGCAGATAAAGATGACACTTACACATATACAACAACATTGGAATTTTTTAATGATGGTAAAAACTATGATGAAACAACTGGTAACGATACATAATAAAAAAGGTTTTTAAAATGAGTACAATTGATGATAAATTAAATGAAGTATTAAATATAGCTGACGAAGTATTAGAAAAAAAAGAAGAAAAGAATCCTTTAGAAGTAGCAAACGAAGCACCAAAACCTGTTGCACCTGAAAATGATGAGGTTGAAACAGACTTTGATTCTGGTAGAAATGAATTATATAAACTATTAGACAAAGGTAATACAGCAATAGATGGTATTTTAAATCTTGCTAAAGAAGGAGAACACCCTAGAGCATACGAAGTTGCAGGACAATTAATTAAAACACAAAGCGAAATAGCACAAAACTTATTAGACCTGCAAGATAAACTTAAAAAAATAAAAGATGTAAAAGGTGAAACACCTAAAAATGTAACCAATGCTTTATTCGTAGGGTCAACAACAGAATTACAAAAACTTATAAAGAAAAATAAAGATAAAAAATGAGTAAGTTAGATCAGTATTTAGGAAATCCTAATCTAAAGAAAGCACATACAAAATCACGATTTACACCAAAACAAGTAGATGAAGTGATGAAGTGTTTGGAGAATCCAAAATACTTTATAGAAACATATTTAAAAATAGTCACAATTGATAAAGGTTTAATACCTTTTCAAATGTACGACTTTCAGCGGAAGATGGTAGATACTTTTCACGACAATAGGTTTACAATTTGCAAGTTACCTAGACAAAGTGGAAAGTCAACTATCATTGTCTCCTACCTCTTACATTATGTTTTATTCAATGATAATGTAAATGTTGCAATACTAGCCAACAAATCTTCTACGGCAAGGGATTTATTAGGGCGATTGCAACTTGCTTACGAGCACTTGCCGAAATGGATGCAACAAGGCGTTCTTAATTGGAACAAAGGTTCCCTAGAATTAGAAAACGGAAGTAGAATCGTAGCGGCGAGTACATCTTCTAGTGCTGTTCGGGGAAGTACCTTTAATATTATATTCCTAGATGAGTTCGCCTATGTACCAAATAATATAGCCGAAGAATTTTTTAGTTCAGTTTATCCTACAATATCTTCTGGTAAATCTTCTAAAGTAATGATAGTATCTACACCTCACGGAATGAATATGTTTTACAAGATGTGGATGGATGCTCTTAATAAGAAAAATACTTTTCAACCTATTGAAGTACATTGGAGTGAAGTTCCAGGTAGGGATGCTAAATGGAGAGAACAAACAATTAAGAATACAAGTGAGTCACAATTTCAAACCGAGTTTGAGTGTGAGTTTTTAGGAAGTGTTGATACACTTATTAATGCAAGTAAACTTAAAACTATGGCAGTTGTAGACCCACAAAAGAGTCCTGGTGGTCTTGATGTTTATGAAATGCCTAAAAAAGGACATACTTATGTTATGACTGTTGATGTCGCAAGAGGTATTCAAAATGACTATTCTGCTTTTGTAGTTATAGACGCAACAAAGGCACCTTATAGAATTGTTGCGAAGTATAGAAATCACGATATCAAACCTATTGTCTTTCCTAATATGTTAAAGAAAGTAGGTAACTATTATAATAAAGCATATTGTCTAATAGAGATAAACGATTTAGGACAACAAGTAGCAGACGCAATGCAATTTGAGCTAGAATATGATAATATGATGATGGTTACACAAAGAGGAAGAGCAGGTCAAGTACTAGGTGGAGGCTTTAGTGGACGGGGTAATCAGTTAGGTTTGAGAATGACAAAGGGTACAAAAAAAATTGGAACTTCAAATCTGAAAAGTCTTGTAGAATCTGATAAACTAGTAATTCAAGATTTTGATATAATTTCGGAACTTTCTACTTTCATATCTCGTGGAAAATCTTTTGAAGCTGAGCAGGGTGCGAATGATGATTTAGTAATGTGTTTAGTTGTCTTTTCTTGGATGGCTAATCAAAGATACTTTAAAGAATTGACAAATGTTGATGTTAGAGGTCAAATGTTTACTGAACAACAAAACGCAATTGAGGCAGATATGGCACCTTTTGGGTTCATAGATGACGGATTACACGATCCAGAAGGTCGTGATAACTCGTTTTTTGATGACGCAGGAGTATTATGGAGTCCTGTGACCTATCGTAAAGGAGAAAACTAAAGAATTGGAATATAATAAATATCTACAAAAGGGTTATAACTAATAAATTTAATAATACTTAATATATTAAGGAGAATAAACTATGGCTTTTCAAGTATCACCAGGTGTTCTCGTAACCGAAAAGGACTTGACAAATATCGTACCAGCAGTATCTACTACTTCTGGAGGTATTGTTATTACAGCAGCTAAAGGACCAGTAGATGAAATTACAACTATTTCATCTGAACAAGAATTAGTTGACATATTTGGAAAACCAAATGCGTCTAACTACGAAGAATGGTTAACAGCTGCAAGTTTTTTAGGATACGGAAATAATCTGAAAGTAGTAAGACCAGTTACAGGTATGGTAAATGCTTGTACATCTGGAACTGCTATTATAATAAAATCTACAACTGATTACTGGGAAAATTATGGTCCTGACGCTAGTTTTGCTGGAAGTGTTGGAGCTTATGCTGCTAGAGAACCAGGCACTTTAGGAAATAGTCTTAAAGTTTCTGTATGTTCAAACTCTACAGCTTTTGGTCCCGACTCTCAAAGCGGAACTCTAGTTAATGACTCATCTGCTGCTATCGGCGATACAACTATAACAGTTGACGATGGTAGTATAATGCAAGTTGGTGACATTTTAGAATTTGGAGACGCAAGTAATATACCTTCATCTTCAGGTGCACCGTCAGGATTTTATTACAAAATCACAAGTATCAGTTCTCATACATTAACAATAGCAAGATTCAACCCTGCAACTGGTAAAACAGAAACAGGTGGATTAAGACACGCTGTTGTTGACAATGCAAAACTATGGAGACATTGGGAATACTTTTTCAATTTCTCTCAACCACCAACAACAACAGATGATGTGTTAGCTGCTGGCGGATCACTAGACGAAATGCATATTGTAGTAACAGATGAAGATGGATCAATTACAGGAAATGCAGGTGAAATTTTAGAAACTTTTGAAGGTGTTTCACAAGCAAAAGACGCTAAAACTGCTTCTGGTAATTCAAACTATGTTGCTGATGTAATATACAGTCAATCAAAATATGTTTATTACATGGATCACGAAACTACACTTGCAAATGCTGGTTCAGCAAAAACAGGTCAAACTTTTGATAACGCTCAAGGCGATGCTTTTGTTGTTAAAAGTTATTCATTAGCGAGTGGTACAGACGATTATGCTGCTACTAATGCTGAGATTGCTACTGCATACGAAAAATTTAATGACACAGAAAATGTGGATATTAGTTTATTAATGTGTGGACCTTCTCAAACAGGTGCTGACGCAACTGGAGACACAAAAGCAACTGCTGTTATGGATATCGCAACAGACAGAAAAGATTGTGTTGCCTTTATATCACCTGCAAAAGCAGATGTGGTTGGTGTTGCAAATGCAATGACGCAATTATCTAATGTTAGAAGTTTTGCTGATGGTTTACCATCATCAAGCTACGCTGTATTAGATAGCGGATACTCTTACAAGTATGATAGATACAATGATGTTTACCGTTGGGTTCCATTAAACGGAGATATTGCTGGTCTATGTGCTAGAACCGACAATGTTGCAGACGCATGGTTTTCACCAGGCGGATTCAATAGAGGTCAAATTAGAGGTGCTGTTAAATTAGCGTTCAATCCAAACCAAGCTCAAAGAGATGATTTATACAAGAAAAGAGTAAATTCTGTTGTATCATTTCCTGGACAAGGTACGGTATTGTATGGAGATAAAACAATGCAATCTAAACCTAGTGCTTTTGACAGAATAAATGTTAGAAGACTGTTTATCGTTTTAGAGAAGGCAATTTCTACTGCTGCTAAATTCCAATTGTTTGAGTTCAATGATGAGTTCACAAGAGCGCAATTTAGAAACCTAGTAGAACCTTTTTTAAGAGATGTACAAGGTAGAAGAGGTATTACAGACTTTTCAGTAGTTTGTGATGATACTAATAACACAGGTGATGTTATAGATAGAAACGAATTTAGAGCTGACATATTTGTTAAGCCTGCTCGTTCTATCAATTTCATTCAACTTAACTTTGTGGCTACAAGATCAGGCGTTGCCTTTTCTGAAGTCGCAGGATCTTAATAGAGAGGAGATAAAATAAAATGCCAAATATAAATGATTTCAAATCTCGTTTAAGAGGTGGCGGAGCTCGTGCTAACCAGTTTAAGGTAACTTTACCTTTTCCTGGATACGCTGCTGTTGGAGGTGAAACATCTGATCTTGCTTTCTTATGTAAAGCAACTCAAATACCTGGACAAACAGTAGGTAATGTACCTATTGATTTTAGAGGTAGAAAACTTAATATCGCTGGGGACAGAACTTTTGAACCTTGGACGATTACAGTTTTAAACGATACTGACTTTAAATTGTATAGAGGTTTTGAAAGATGGATGAATGGTATTAACAATATGACTGACAACGAAGGTATCGCAAATCCTGCTGATTACCAAGTTGACGCTTTTGTTGACCATTTAGACAGAAATGGAAATACTCTTAAATCATATACATTTAGAGGATTGTTTCCAACTGCTTTGGATAGTATTGCACTAAACTATGGCACAAATGACGCTATAGAAGAATTTGGTGTTACTTTCCAAATCCAATACTTTGAAACAGATACAACTACATAATAAGTTAATTCAAAAAGGAAGATTATAATATGGTACAACTACTTGGATTTGAAATAACAAGAAAAAATAATGATCTGGAGAAGCCAGCGAAGTCTAAACAGGCTTTCACTATACCTTCTCCAGATGACGGTACAACAACTATATCTGCTGGCGGTTACTTTGGCCAATACTTGGATATGGAAGTTACTGCCAAAAATGATTTTGATTTAATTAAGAGATATCGTGAAGTTGCCCAGCATCCAGAATGCGATATGGCAGTTGAGGACATAATCAATGAGGTTATTGTTTCAAACGATAGAGACCAATCAGTTTCATTATCATTAGATAAACTTGCTATTTCAGAAAATATTAAACAAAAAATTAGAACAGAATTTGATGAGGTGTTAAGTCTTTTAAACTTTGAAGAAAAAGGACATGACATCTTTAAAAGATGGTACATTGACGGTAGGATTTACTTTCATAAGGTAATTGATCCTAATAGTCCTAGAAAAGGTATATCGGAATTAAGATATATTGATCCACGAAAAATTAGAAAAGTTCGTGAGATAAAAAAATCTAGGGATATGAAAAGTAAAGGTATTGAAATGGTTGAACAAACAGCAGAATGGTTTGTTTATAATGAAAGAGGAATACAAGCAGGAAATACAAATGCTGGTATAAAAATTGCCTCCGATTCAATTTGCTTTATAACTTCTGGTGTTGTAGATCAAACTAGAAATATGGTTATGGGACATTTGCATAAGGCAATTAAACCTGTCAATCAATTAAGAATGATTGAGGACGCTGTTGTTATTTACAGAATAGTAAGAGCGCCTGAAAGACGAGTTTTTTATGTTGATGTTGGTAACTTACCAAAAATGAAAGCGGAATCTTATCTTCGTGATGTAATGGCAAGATATAGAAACAAACTTGTTTATGACGCTTCAACTGGTGAGATTAGGGATGACAGAAAACATATGTCAATGCTTGAAGACTTTTGGTTACCTCGTAGAGAAGGTGCAAAAGGAACTGAAGTATCTACTTTACCAGGTGGACAAAATCTTGGTGAAATATCAGATGTTCAATACTTTCAAAAGAAATTATACAAAGCATTGAATGTACCGATTTCAAGAATGGAATCAGAATCTGGTTTCAATCTTGGTAAGGCTGCTGAGATTACTAGGGACGAATTGAAGTTTACTAAATTTGTTCAAAGATTAAGAAAAAGATTTACACAAGTCTTTAATGATGTACTTAAAACACAATTAGTTTTAAAAGGTATTATTACTATTGAAGACTGGCAAAAAATTGGGCAACATATTCAATATGACTATTTAAAAGATGGATACTTTGCTGAATTAAAAGAAGCTGAAATTTTAAGAGATAGATTAAGTCTTGCTGAACAAGTTAGTCCTTATATAGGAAAATATTATTCAGTAGATTATATAAGAAAAAGAGTGCTTAGACAAAGTGATGAGGATATAGTTGATATTGATAACCAAATTGCTAAAGAAATAAAACAAGGAATTATCGCTGCTCCTGAAGGACAAGATATGCAGGCAAATGATGATAATTCTGATATAAATATAGGAGAAAATGAATAGTTATGCCAAATGATAATGTAAAAAGTATGATAGACTCACTTGCTAGTGGGGATAATGTTAAGGCTCAAGACGCATTTAAAAATGCTTTGTCTGATAAGATAGGAAGTGCCCTAGATAATAAAAGACAATCAGTAGCAACTGATTGGTTAGGTAGTGCTAAAGAATTAGAAGCAGTTAAAGACGCTTCTGGTTTAGATAAAGTATCAGGTGCTGTATCAACTCCAGTTGGAGGTGCAGAAACTATGGCTGTACAAACACCAGGACAAGAACAAGAACCTGTTGAAATAGACCAAGGTGGAGAAGAAAATGCAGAACCTGTCGTTCCAGAAGTTTAAAAAACAACTGGTAGAAAAGAAGGACGATAGTCCTAAGGAAACTGCTGAGTTTAAAAAATTATCGCCAGCTGAAAAGATGGCAGTAAAAGATATTTTCGCTATGTTAGATAATACCAAAGGTGAAATTATTAGCAAAATTGAAGGTATTATTAAAAAGGTAGCAAAAAAAAGAAATGTTAAAGTGTCAAGTATAGAAGATTATTTTGACAATGAAATATTAAATTAAGGGATAAAAAATGGCAATTGCAACAAGAACATTAAAAGACACAAAAATAGCAACTGGTAGTGGTGCTGCTGGTGGTAAAGTAACTGTATTAGTAAATATGAATGACAATACTACTGCTGATTCCGTTGTACTTGACGCTAGTGGATTAGCAGGACACGCTAATGGTGCTATGTTAGATATAACAAGAATATGGTGGGCATTAGTACAAGGTACTGCTGACGACAATACTGGTTGGGCTTCTATTGAATTTGTAGGCGCTTCGGCAGATACATTGGCAATCAATCTTGCAGGTACAGGACATTATGATGGTACTGCTGGTAAGATTGAAAACAATGCAACAAATACTGGTGCGACTTCAGGAGACCTAAAGTTAAATGCTTATGGTGTTTCTGGATATGTATTAATTGAATTAAGAAAAGACGAATCATTTACTGCATAGGTCTTTCTTATGACAATAACGAATACTAGTGTTGTTGACACTACTTCCAAATATATTGTTAAGTCAATAGGTATTGGAAGTGAAACTGACCAGATAATGGCAGACGCTGAGAAATTAGCGAGTGGGAATAACGAAAGTAAAATTAGTCTTATAGAATGTTTTTATGAGGTTAAAGGTACTGGAACATTAACGATTAGTGCTAGTAGTGAAACAGATGATTTAACTTTGACTGGTAGAGGTAAGTATGGATTACGACCTGACCAATTAAAGTTTGGTAATGATAAACAAATATTATTAACAACTGACTCAAATGTAACCAGTTATTTGTTAATAACAGAATTTAGGAGAAATAATTAATGGCTGATGTAGTTACAAGTCAAACTTTGGTAGATACAGCTGGAACAAAAACAGTAATGAAATTTACTAATATGTGTGACGGATCAGGTGAAACGCTGGTCACTAAAATGGATGCTAGTGCATTAACATTTATGACCGAAGACGCTGCAAGAAGTATTGCAAAAATTTGGTGGGCAGTTAATACTACTAATGGTAAATCAGGTATTGAATTGTTATGGGCAGGTAGTGGAACAAGTGCTGCTAATGCAACAATAGGTTTTTTATCTGGTAGAGGTTATCACGATTATTATACTGCTGGAAATATGATACCTAATAATGCAACATTGACAGCTAATACATCTCCTGCTGGAGATTTATTGCTTTCAACAAAAGGTTTTGTGGCTGGGGATAATTATACTATCATTATTGAAGTAAGATAATGCCAGACTATAATAAACAAATACTTGAAAGAATTGTCGGCACTAAAGGCAAAGGTGAATTGGCAGATAAATTTAAGTTAGCTTTTGCTGAAAAGTTTAAAATTAAACAAGAAGAAGTTAAAAAAGGAATTGTAGATAAAGTCTATAATAAAAAAGAGAAGGTGGAGAGATAAATGAAACTAATAACAGAAACAATTGAAAACATTGAAGTCTTAACCGAAGAGAAGGCTAACGGCAAAAAAGATTATAAAATTAGAGGTGTCTTTATGCAAGCGGATATCAAAAACCGTAATGGTAGAGTTTATCCTGTACAGACTCTTGCTAAAGAAGTTAAGAGATACACTTCAGAATTTATAAACAAGAAAAGAGCTTTCGGTGAACTAGGACATCCAGATGGACCAACAGTTAACCTAGAAAGAGTTTCACACATGATTACTAGTCTAAAACCAGAAGGTAAAAACTTCATAGGTGAGGCTAAAATAATGGATACTCCTTACGGTAAAATCGTTAAGAATTTAATTGACGAAGGTGCTCAATTAGGTGTATCATCAAGAGGTATGGGTTCTTTACAATCAGGATCAAATGGTTCTGTTGTAGGTAAAGACTTTTATCTTGCTACTGCTGCTGATATAGTTGCAGATCCGTCTGCTCCAGACGCTTTCGTTGAAGGTATAATGGAAGGTAAAGAGTGGGTATGGGACAACGGAATACTGAAAAGTATGGAAGTTGAGAAGTACAAAGAAGAAATAGAGAAGACTAGGCGTGCCGAGTTGGCTGAGAAAAAAGCGTCTATTTTTAAGAACTTTCTGACTAAAATCTAAACAACGCAATTGCTCATAAGCTGCGTAGGTTTTAAGATGAATGGAAGTATAAATAATAATAACGAAAAAATAAATTTATTTTTTAATATTTAATAATCAAGGAGAGACCGAATGTCTGACATAGAAAAAGTTAATGTAGAAGAACAGAAGAATGTAGCAAATAAAGACGCTGCTCCTGCTGAAGCTCCTACACTTAAAAATGACGCAGTTGATATGGGTCCTGCGGTTGTAAAACCAACTGATAGTAATCCAGACGCTGCTTCTAAAGCGAAACAGAATACTTCGGATCCATCAAAGAAAAATGCTAAAGATGGTTCTTTACCTAAAGATAACAAACCTGGCGCTTCAATTAAAAAAGAAGAGGTTTCAGCTGATGACAAAGATAAAAAAGACGACAAAGAAGTTAAAGCTGAAAATGACGAGAAAAAAGAAGACGAGAAGGAAGTTAAAAAAGAATCAAAAGAAGTAGAAATTGATTTATCCGATGATGTTAAAGCATTAGTTTCAAGTGACGCTGATTTATCTGAAGAATTTAAAGATAAAGCTGCAACTATTTTTGAAACTGCTGTTAAGACACGAATTAAGGAACAAACAAAAATCCTTGAGGCTCAATACGAAGAAAAACTATCATCTGAAAAAGAAACAATGAAAGAAGCTATGGTGTCAAAAGTTGACTCATACCTAAACTATGTTGTGGAAGAGTGGATGAAAGAAAATGAATTAGCGGTTGAAAGAGGAATTAGAACTGAAATCGCTGAAGACTTCATAACAGGTCTTAAAGATTTATTCAAAGAACACTACATTGATGTTCCTGAAGAAAAATATAATGTACTAGATGACTTAACAAGTCAAAATAAAAAACTTGAAGATAAACTTAACGAACAAATTGAAAAAAATGTTGAGTTAAGCAAACAAGTTTCTGACGCTGATAGAGGTTCAATCATGGCTGAAATAGCTGATGATTTAGCTGATACAGAAAAAGAAAAGTTTACTTCAATGGCTGAAAATGTTGAGTACGATAGTGCTGATAAATTTAGAGAGAAATTAGAAACTATTAAAGAATCTTATTTCCCTAAAAAGAAAATAGAAGAAAGCTCAACTAAAGATGAGGTTGATTCTGTTGCGGCTAACGCTCCAATTGAGAGCAATACCGATGCTATGGCTGCATATACAGCCGCTATAACTAAAAACATTAAATCTGTAAAGGTTTAATAATTATTAATAATTAAGGAGAGATAAAAAAATGTATCTTACTGAAAACTTACAATCAAAATGGCAGCCAGTATTGGAGCATCCTGATCTTCCAAAGATTGAGGACGCATACAAAAGAGCTGTAACAACAGTTATTCTTGAAAACCAAGAAAAAGCTGTTAGAGAAGACAGATCATTTATGACAGAAGCAGCACCAGCTAACGCAACTGGTACTTCTGTTGATACTTGGGATCCTGTTTTAATCTCATTAGTACGAAGAGCTATGCCTAACCTAATTGCTTACGATATCTGTGGTGTTCAACCGATGACTGGTCCAACTGGACTTATCTTCGCTATGAAATCAAGATATGGTTCTCAAGCGGGTGCTGAGGCATTGTTTGACGAAGCTGATTCAGATTTTTCTGCTGAAGACGCTGCTTCAAATACTGGTTCGCCAGACTCACATTCAGGCACTAACCCTGCAACATTAAACGATTCACCATCTGCTGGAACTTACACAACTGGTTCTGGTATGACTACTGCTCAGGCAGAAACATTAGGTGACGGAACTGATGAATTTGCAGAAATGGCTTTCTCAATAGATAAAGTTACGGTTACTGCTAAATCAAGAGCTCTTAAAGCTGAATACACTATGGAACTTGCACAAGACTTAAAAGCAATCCACGGTTTAGACGCTGAAACAGAACTTGCAAATATCTTATCAAGTGAGATTCTTGCTGAGATCAATAGAGAAGTAGTTAGAACAATTTACTCACACGCTAAAGCGGGTGCACAAGTAAATACTACAACTGCTGGTATCTTTGATCTTGACACAGACTCAAATGGTAGATGGTCAGTTGAGAAATTCAAAGGACTATTATTCCAACTTGAAAGAGATGCTAATGCTATAGGTCAATTAACAAGAAGAGGAAAAGGTAATATAATTCTTTGCTCTGCTGATGTTGCTTCTGCACTTCAAATGAGTGGTGTTTTAGATTACGCTCCTGCTCTTGCGACTAACCTAAATGTAGATGACACTGGTAATACTTTCGCTGGTGTACTTAATGGTAAATTCAAAGTATATGTTGATCCATATTCTGCGAATGTATCTGCAAGTCAATTCTATGTTGTTGGTTACAAAGGAACTTCACCTTACGATTCTGGTCTGTTCTATTGTCCATATGTTCCACTACAAATGGTGAGAGCAGTTGGTCAAGACAGTTTCCAACCAAAAATTGGATTCAAGACTAGATACGGAATGGTTCAAAACCCATTTGCTACTTCAGCAGGTGCTGGTGCATTAGATAACTCTGGTGCAGTTGGTTCTACACACCAAAACTTATATTACAGACGAGTTAAAATTACTAACATTATGTAATTTTACTTTCTTGTTTTAGAAAGAAATACAGAAAAAGGGGGATTTATTCCCCCTTTTTTTTGGTCTAAAATTCATTATAAATAGTAGTATGACAGAAACAAATGTATATACAAGACAACCTACTAAAATGGACTATGCAAGTCCTATTCAGTTTAGGTTTACAATCACTAAACTACCACAAGTACAATTTTTTATACAAACGGCAAATATACCTGGTATAAATTTAGGTACAGCAACTGTGCCAACACCTTTGTATGACTATCCTGTACCTGGTGATACTCTAACTTATCAAGCTTTAGATATATCTTTTTTAGTAGATGAGAACTTAAATAACTATAAAGAATTGCATGATTGGTTAAGTGGTTTAGGATTTCCTAAAAATCATACTCAATTTGCTGACTTACAAGCAGGAAGTACTGATAGATTTCCAGGGACAACAGCAAGTACAGCTGCAACAGGAACATCTATTAAACAACCAATTGATGAAGGTGGTACATATTCAGACGCAACTTTAACAGTTTTAAATAGTAAGAACATTGCTAAAACAGAAATAAGATTCCATAACATTTACCCTACAAGTTTAGGGTCATTATCTTATGATGTTAAAGCAAGTGATGTTGATTATATACAAGTACAAGCAAGTTTTAATTATTTGAATTATGATATTGTACAAATATCTACTACATAATAAAAAAATATATAGGATGATTATTGATGAAAACTTTAAGATGGATAGACACGGCCGTCTGCTTAGGTAATGGGCAATCAAGACAAGGTCTAGACCTCAACAAATTAAAAAAATACTCAACAGTAATAGGTTGCAATGCAATTTATAGAGATTTTGAGCCTGATATATTAGTGGCATTAGATTCAAGGATGAGTCACGAAATATATCGGTCAGGATATGCACAAGATAATATTTGTTATTTAGGATACTGGACACCTGTACCAAGTGTAGTTGGTGATTTTATGATAGCAGATAAGTGGTACGGTAAGGGTAAAGTAGATAACGAACCAAACGGTTGTGATAATGTTGTTTATCATGGTGCTGATGGTGTGTTTACTTTAAATGTTAAAGTAAAAAAAGGTGAAAGTCTTGGTGTAAGTTATGTAACAGGTGTAAAACCTGATGATAAAGTTACCGATATTGATCCTAAAGTAGAAAACTTTGCTTATGCAACAGGCAGTAGATCAGTTTATCTTGCTTGTGAATTAAATGCTAAAGAAGTATATCTTGTAGGGCATGATTTATATTCTGATAATAAGAAAGTAAATAACATATATGCTGGTACAAAGAGTTATGCCGAAAAAGACGCATTGGCAGCTAGACCTGATAATCCAGATGAAACATATAATTGGATACTACAACATAAGAATACATTTGATAAGTTTAAAAATGTCCAATTCTATAAAGTAAATAAAGGCGAAGCAAAAACCGCTTCCAATATAAGTGAATGGAGCTCATGTGATAACCTAAAATATATCTCCATTAAAGAAATGGAACAAAAGCTTTACAATTAACCGAAAAGGTGATATAATATTATTATGACATTAGAAGAATTACAACAATCAGTTAATAAAGATTTTAAATTGGATGATACCGAACTAGATAGAGAATCGGTAAACATACCATTATTACATAACAAATATTTAATACACTTTAATAAGTTTAGTTTATTATTAAAGAAATCAGATTATGAACATAAAACACTTACAAGACAAAAGTGGGAATACTACACAGGTAAAGCAGACCCTAGTGTATATAAAGAAAAACCTTTTGATATAAAAGTATTAAAAGCGGATGTTCATATCTATATGGATTCTGATCCTGAATTACAAAAGGCGGATCAAAAAGTTGCTTACTTAAATCAAATAGTAAAATACCTTGAACAAGTATTAAGAGGTGTAAACAATAGAACATTTTTAATTAAGAATGCTATTGAATGGAAAAAGTTTACTAGTGGTGCATTGTAATGGATAGACAAAAGATATTTTCAACAAACATTTTTATAAAAGATGAGTTTCTTTCTCCTCAAAGATTACCTGCAATGGAAGAAGAAATACAAAGATTATATAAACAAAGAACATATGAAGATAATTGGCAGACAAAACATAATTTACATGAAACTGAACCTTTTAAATGGTTTGCAAAAGATATTGCTAAAGCAGCCTTTAATGTTTTTGATACATTAGATTATAGCGTAGATAATATAGAGATTACTGGTATGTGGGGAAACATTTTAAAACCTGGTGAAATGCACCAATCACATACACATTCAAATAATTTTTTAAGTGGAGTATTTTATTTAAACTCCGACGGAGCAACTGGTCTAACTATTTCAGACCCTAGACCAGCTGCAGATGTACTAGTTCCAAGAAAAGCAAAAAAGACAACAGATAATTCAAATTTATTATCTTATAAATCAAATCAAAATAGACTAATAATATTTCCATCGTGGTTAGTACATTGGGTCCCAGTAAATAAATCTAAAAGAAATCGGACAAGTATTTCTTTTAATATACAAGTAAAAGGACAACTAGGTGAACTCCACGAATTCCAATCAGCAGAATACTAATCTATTAATCATAGAAAAAAAAGACGAGGTTTACATATCGGTAGAATGTGACCCTGGTATACAAAGAGAGTTATCGGAGTTTTTTACTTTCTATGTTCCTGGATATAAGTTTATGCCAGCATTCCGAAATCGTATGTGGGATGGTAAAATTAGATTATTTTCTCAAAGAACAAAAGAAATATATTACGGACTATATCCTTATATAAAAGCATTTGCTGAAGAAAGAGGATATGTTATAGTAGCAGGTAGAAATGTAGAAGTGGATAATAAAGTAGATAGGGATACTGTAATTAAATATTGTAATAGTTTAGGTCAAAAATTTGAGGCAAGAGATTATCAGATAGACGCTGTATATAATAATTTAAGATTAAATAGATCATTATTATTAAGTCCTACAGCCTCTGGTAAATCATTTATAATATATGCTTTGATTCGTTATTATTCACATCTTATAAAAGATAAGAAGTGTTTATTAATAGTACCAACAACATCATTAGTAGAACAAATGTATACCGATTTTGAAACATATGGTTGGAATGTAAAAAAGAATTGTCATAGATTATATAGTGGATATTCAAATCAAACAAATAAAAAAGTATTAATATCAACATGGCAAAGTTTATTTAGATTACCGAAATCATATTTTAAACAATTCGGTGCTGTATTTGGTGATGAGGCTCACTTATTTAAATCAAAGTCATTAACAGAAATTATGACTAAACTTACCGATTGTAAATTTCGTATAGGTTTAACTGGAACTTTAGATGGTGCTCATACACACAAGTTAGTATTAGAAGGGTTGTTTGGTACTGTAAATAAAGTAACCACTACTAAAAAGCTAATGGACAAAAGTCAATTAAGTAATTTGGTGGTTAGATGCTTAATCCTCAAACATAGTGAAGCCAATGCTAAAATGGTGACAAGTGGTAAGTATCAAGATGAAATAGACTATTTGGTTTCTAGTAAATCAAGAAATAACTTTATTAAAAATTTGGCACTTAAAATAAAAGGAAATACTTTAATACTATTTCAATTAGTAGAAAAACATGGAAAGGGATTATATGAACTTATTAAAGATAAATCGGGAAAAGATAGAAAAGTCTTTTTCATCTATGGTGGAGTGGATGCAGAACAAAGAGAAAAGGTCCGAGAGATTACAGAAAAAAGTAGCAACGCTATTATCGTTGCAAGTTATGGGACTTTCAGTACAGGCATTAATATACGGAACTTGCATAACATTATTTTTGCTAGTCCTAGTAAGTCTAGGATAAGAAACTTACAAAGTATAGGTAGAGGATTAAGATTAGGTGATAATAAAGTTAATGCTACCTTATATGATATAGCAGATGATCTACAATATAAATCAAAAGAAAATTTTACCTTAAAGCACTTCCAGGAAAGAATAAATATATACACAGAGGAAGAATTTGATTACGAAATACATAATATTAACCTAAAGGACTAAATAGTTATATGGCTGATACTACCGATTATCGTATGGTTAAACTAACTGATGGAACTACTCTTATGGGTAGCATAACAGTTGACAAAGATTTCTTACGAATCACAAACGCATTAGAATTACAAACTTGCCAAAGACATACCGAATTTGGCGTTAAGGATGATTCTACTTTGGCACCTTGGATTCCATTTACAGATGACAAGACCTTTGTAGTCCCTAGAGATAAAGTATTAGTTATAACCCAAGCGGACAAACATATATCGCATTACTATGAAGTTGTTTTAAATAAATTAGAGAAAGCAGCTTCAAGTGCGAAACCTCCATTATCAGCACAAGAAATGGAAAAAATTTATAAGTTAGCGGATCAATTAGATAAGAAAATAAAAGATGATGAAATAAGATACCATGAAGAAGATTTACTTGATATATTTGGAAAGAAAACTATTCACTAAATTGGGCTAGCTAGGTGGTCTCTCAAGCGACTACATAGTCAGTATAACATACAATCCTGTAGCCGTCAAGCATTTCAAAAAAATAATACAAAAGCTTTACATTATGAATCAAAAATGTTATAATAATTATATTAATCAAGAAAGAAAATTATGAGTGGAAAACACAAAGCAAAAGAACATTATGTAGATAACAAATTGTTTCTTAAAGCTATGACAGATTGGCGTTTAAAATATGAGAAATCGTCCAAATTAAATAGAAAAAATCCTACTGTAACTAACTATATTGGTGAATGTTTTTTGAAGATTGCGAATCATTTATCTTATAGACCGAATTTTATAAACTATACCTATCGTGATGATATGATATCTGATGGTATAGAAAACTGCTTACAATATATGAGCAACTTTAATCCAGAAAAATCTAATAATCCATTTGCATATTTTACACAAATTATATACTATGCATTTATTAGAAGAATACAAAAAGAGAAAAAACAACAAGATGTAAAAGCAAAAGTAATTGCAAATTCCAATGTTGAATTAATGGTAAACTCTTTAGATGGTGATGACGCTCAATATAAAAGTCAGATGTTGGATTTCTTACAAAAAAATGTTAAAGAAAGTAATCCAGAAGAACCAAAAAAATTGAAGAAGAAAAAGAAAAAGAAGTAGTTATATAATTAGGTAGGTATGAAAATAGCGTTGTTAAACGACACACACTTTGGTGTCCGTAATGATAGTATGATATTTGATGATTTCATACATAAGTTTTATGATGAAATCTTTTTCCCATATTTGGAGAAACATAATATTAAAACACTTATTCATTTAGGTGATGTAGTTGATAGAAGAAAATATATTAATTTTAGAGTAGCAGATAACTTTAGAAAAGGTTTCTTAAACAAACTATGGGATATGAAGATAGATACCCATATACTTATCGGTAATCACGATATATATTTCAAAAATACAAACAAGGTTAATTCTTTACAACAGTTGTGTACAGCACCTGATGGTGTTAATGAGCCTTGGATATATGAAGAACCTAAAGTAGTTAATTTTGATGGTCTTGATATATTAATGTTACCTTGGATAAATCCTGAAAATCAAACACAATCTTTTGAAATGTTGAATACAGCAAAGGCTGATGTGTGTATGGCTCATTTAGATTTAAACGGTTTCTATATGCATGAGAATATAACACAAACACATGGTTTTGATAAAAGTATTGTACAAAGATTTGATAAAACATTTAGTGGTCACTTTCATACAAAAAATGATGACGGCCAAATATTTTATTTAGGTTCTCAATACGAAATGACTTGGTCAGATTACGGTCAACAAAAATACTTTCATATATTTGATACCGAAACAAGAGAGATACAACCAATAGCAAATCCATTTACTATATTTGCTAAACTTGTTTATGATGATGAAGTGACAGATTATGATAAACTTGAAATACATCCTTATCACAATAAATTTGTAAAACTAATTGTAAGAAATAAAAAAAATAACGAAATGTTTGACCGATTACTTGAAAGATTATATAATAAAATAACGGTACATGAATTAAAAATATTAGAAGACTATTCCGACCTTAATGCTAATCTAGTAAGTGATGATGTTGTTGAAGGTACGGAAGATACAATGACATTAGTAAACAATTATGTAGATCAATTACCAGT